ATTTTCGATATATCCGAAAAGGGGCAGGAGCAGGCAGAAACAGCCGGGACCGGATCGAATGTGGATGATGCCGCGCAAAGCGGAATGATCCCGCCGAGGCTGGAAACCGAATGGCAGGGATTACGGTCCTATGGGGGGGAGGTTGCGGCATGGGCCGCGAAGTACCTGAACGTAACGCTCATGCCCTGGCAGGTTCACGCACTCACCGGGCAGCTCGAGCATGATGAGGATGGAAACCTGATCCGCCGGCGGTCGCTGGTTTCCGTCGCTCGCCAGAACGGCAAGACCGTTGCGCTCAAAGCCCTGGTGGGATGGGCGTGCACAGAGGAACCTAAGCGCCGGGGCGGTCCCATCATGGTCATCAACACCGCGCACCAGCTGGATATGGCCGTGGAAATCTTTGAGGCCGTGGCGCCGATACTCAAAGACGAATGGGGGGCGAAGGTCAAGTGGAGCTATGGCCGCAACGAAGCGATCATGCCGGACGGCACGCGCTGGCTCGTGCAGGCCGCGACACCCAAAGCGTTTCACGGCTTTTCCCCGACCTATATCGTGGCCGATGAAGTGTGGGCGATCAGCCGGGACGTTCTGCTCAATGGTGCCCTTCCATCGCAGCGTGCCATGAAATCTCCGCTGCTTTCCTGTTGGAGTACCGCCGGCACCGAGGATTCCCACGCGATGCTGCAAATGCGGGAGGAAGGACTGCGAGCGATAGATGAGGGCAAGACCACGCGGCTCTACATGGCCGAATGGTCGGTGCCCCCGGGAATTGATCCGCTGGGCTCGCCGGAAGTGTGGCCGATGGCGAATCCGGCCCTGGGCTACACGCTCGAGCCCGAAATCCTGCAGGACGAATCCGAGCAGGTGGACAAGGCCGCATTCCTGCGGGCATCGCTGAACGTCTGGATCAGCAGCGCGACCAGCTGGCTTCCCCCTGGCACGTTCGCGGCCCTCAAAGTGGATTCCATTCCCGCCGGCGGCGTGCTGGCCGTTGATTCCTCCATAGACGAATCGCTGTATTGCGGCGTAAGGGCGCAGCGTAAGGATGATGACTCCATAGGTGTCACGGTGGAATTTTTGTCCGATTCGCTTGCCGGCGCGTGGGACGCGATCACCGAAGCGGCCAAGGAATGCGATGCCGTGGCGCTCACGCCCTCCCTGTTCGAGCTGGCCCCGCCGGCGCTGGACCGTAAGAAAGTGCAGGTTGGCTATGGAGAGCTCGCAACGCACACCGGCACAATCCGGCAACTGATCCTCGAGGGGCGGATCGTTCACACCGGCGAACAGATGCTGGCCGAGCATGTAGATCGCGCCGTGGGCGTCAAGACCCAAAGAGGCTATGCCCTCTCGTCACAAAAATCATCTGGCCCGATCACGCTCGCCCGGTGCCTGGTATTCGCTGCGGCGATGGTCGTGCGACCGCCGGCGCGATCGAAACCCGCTATTGCGTTTGGTTAGTACGCTATGGGGGCTCATGAGGCCCGTTTGGTTCCCCCGGCGGGCCTCATGGGTATCAATTCGTATCGTTTTCCCCCGTGCCTTGCATTACCTTAGCCCGTAAGGGACACTTCCCATATGGACCTCTTTGCCCGTAAGGTGAAGGCGGCACCTGCGATGGGATCAGCGCCCATCGCGGCGGCTAGTGGCGCTCCGCAGCCGGGAAACTTCCTTGGGTACAGCGTGGGTGCCTCAGAGGAAGCTGCGTTGAGCGTCCCGACCGTGGCACGAGCGATCTCCCTGCTCTCCACGGTCGCCGCCACCCTGAACCTCCGCACCTACACGCTGCAATGGACCGGGCAGCGATACGAGAAGCTATATGTTGAAGGCGAGGCGTGGATGACGCGCCCCGACCCTCGCACGACGCGCAATTTCATCATGGCCAAGACGGCCCGTGATCTTATTCTGTATGGGCGGGCCTTCTGGCTTGTCACCTCGCGCTACAGCACCGGATTTCCTGCCGCTTTTCAATGGCTCCCGGCGAATCTCTGCACCACGCCGGATAACGCGCCGCCGGAATGGTTTGGGCCTGCCGAGAAGGTGGATTTCAACGGCCTGCCGTTGGACGTTGGGAACCTAGTGCAATTCCATTCGGGCTCGCAGGGCATCATCTATCAGGGAGCCCGCGCCATCCAGATCGCGCTGCGGCTCGATCAGGCAGCGGAACGCTTTGCAAGTAACGAAATCGCCGCCGGCTACCTGCAGCAGAAGGGCGGCGAGCCCATGAGCGGTGAGGAATTGGCCGAAATGGCTGCCGCTTGGGCCGCGAATCGCCGGACGAACAGCATCGGCGCTCTCAATGAGCACGTCGCATTTGAGTCGTATGACGTTGATCCGTCAAAGCTGCAGCTGGTGGAGGGCCGGGAATACCAGACTAAGGAGCTCTCCCGGCTCATGGACATTCCCGCTTACCTGCTAGCGATAGATCAATCGGGCATGACGTACGCAAATGCCCAGCAGGCGCGGCAAGACCTGATCCTGTTCGGCGCTCGCCCGATCCTCCACGCAATGCAGGAACGGCTTTCGATGCCCGATGTCGTGGCGCGTGGAAAGCATGTGGAATTCGCCCTGGACGAATACCTGCAGGACTTCACCCCGACCGAAACGACGCCGGCACGAGCGCCGGAGGAAGTGGAAAATGATGCTCCGGTTTGAGGCCGACACGACGCTCATCACCGCGCAGGCAGCAGACGGCAATGAGCCGGCACGCATCGCCGGCGTGGCCGTCCCCTGGGACACCGTTGCCACCGTTTCCGGTGGTCAGCAGGTGAAGTTTGAGCGCGGCGCGTTCGACACCGGGCAGAAGCCCGCAAAGCTCATCGAGAATCACGACCTGACCCAATTGCGGGGGATCGTGGACACCCTGACCGATTCCCCCGATGGTCTGGAATTCGAGGCGACGCTTGCCGACACCAGGGCGAGCCGCGATGCCGTGGCTCTGCTCAAGGCCGGCGCATATGACTCCGTGAGCGTAGGCGCCCACCCCGTCAAGTTCACCACGGATGCGGAGGGCGTGATGAACGTCACCGAGGCGAAGCTCATCGAGCTCTCCTTGGTGGCCGTTCCCGCATATGAGGATGCCGTAATCACCGATATTGCGGCGACCGCCGAGGCCGAGCCCGAGGCGCAGCAGGACCCCGAGCAGGATACCGACAACACCGAGCAGGAGCATGAGGAAATGACCGACGCCGAGAAGGCCGAGCCCGTCGAGGCCGAGGCCACCATTCCGACGAATCCCATCATCTACGCGCAGAAGCCGGAGCTGCCGAGCGCCGTGGAATACATCGCCGCGCTTATCAAGGGCGGCCCCGAGCTGGAGCAGATGCAAAAGGCCGTTCGCGCCGCTGCGCCGGAGGTCGGCACCGCCGACACCGCCGGCATCCTTCCGACCCCGATCGTGGGGCCTGCGTACAACAATTATGTGGGCGTGCGCCCGGTGATTGACGCCGTGGGCGTGCGGGCGATGCCCGGGGGCGGCAAGGTGTTCATCCGTCCGAAGGTGACTACCCACACCAGCATGGCCGCGCAGGCAGCGGAATTCGACACGCTGCAGAGTGGAACCTTCGTCGTGGACGACATTCAGATCACGAAGGGCACTTACGGCGGCTACGTCAAGATCAGCGAACAGGACCTGGATTGGACCGATCCGGCCGTGCTCACCCTGATCCTCGACGATATGGCGCGGGTGTACGCGACCACGACCGAGAATGTGGCAGCGGATAACCTTGTCAGCGGCAGCACCAACACCCTGGCATTCGGCGCGGCAGCGACCGACCTGGACGACCCCGCGAAGTGGGCAACCTGGATCGGTGGCGCCGCCGAGGATGTGCTGGGCAACAGCGACGGCAACCTGCCGACTCACCTGTTCGTCAGCCCGAACATCTGGGGCTACCTGCTGGGTCTGGCCGACACGACCGGGCGCAGCCTGTTTCCGTCAGTCGGCCCGATGAACGCGAATGGGTCCCTCGGGGCCGGCCAGGTCAATGGCAACGCCTACGGCCTGCAGGTCGTGGTGAGCCGCTGGTTCGCCAGCAACACCCTGATCATGGGCGACCCGAGCGGCTACGAGATTTTCGAGCAGCAGAAGGGCGCGATCACCGTGGACAACCCCACGGAGCTCTCCCGGACGCTGGCATGGCGCGGCTACTTCGCAACGTCCATGATGGACGCCGGCAAGTTCGTCAAGGCAACGTTCACCTGACCCCCCGATCCTGACTGACTGACCATGCCGACGTTCACCGTCACTCATAAGCAGCTGGCCGACGATCATCTCGTCGTGACTACGCTGGAGGACACCGATATCGGCATCGGTCAGTCAGTCACGCTCGGAAACATGGGCGCCAGCATCAACGGCACCTATGTCGTGCAGGCCGTCCCCATCCATCGTTTCGTGGGCGTGGATGAGTGGGGCGATTTCGTCTATGACGACACCGAGATCATTCTGAATCAGCTGCTCATGCCGCTGGTGCTGGACGATTTTGACCGTCAGCCGGTGGACCCGCAGGGCACTCTCACCATCACCCTTTCCTGCACATGGATTACGAATCAGATGGTGATTGACTGGCTGGGCATCGCATCAGCGACGGCGAATGACACCGCCTTTATCACCAAGTGCGTCAGCGCCGCGAATGCCTATGCGTACCGCCGGCGTCGTGAAGCAGGCTATTTCGACAGCCTGGGGACGGTTCCTGGTGGCGATGTTGAGCTGGGCACGATCATGTACGCCGGCGCCCTCTACCGGGAGCGCGGATCGGTGGATTCGTTTGCCTCATTCGAGCAGATGGGACCGCCGATTCCCTACGGGGCTCACGGGCAGATCAATCGCCTGCTGGGCATCAATAGGGCGCAGGTTGCATGAGCGCCACGGGCATCTTTGCCGAGGCGCGTTCGTCGCTCGTTACGTCCCTGCAGGCTTTGGGCCTGACAGTCGTCACGGACATTCGTAACGCACGCCCCATTTCCGTGCTGGTGGACCCACCTACGTTCACCTGCTTCAACAGCAACATCGCCGAAATCGAAATCGGCGTGAAAGTGCTGGCAGCACCACCGGGGAACCTCGATTCCCTGGACTACCTCATCACGACCGCCGACACGATCATGGATTCGGAAATCAGCCTGATCCGTGGCATCCCGGGCGTGATGAATGTGGGTGGGCAAGAAGTTCCTACCTATGACCTGACCGTTCGCGTTTCTACTCAAAGGAGCTAAGCCGTTATGGCCGCGACAACCTATCTCTCACAGCCGGCCAGCATCACCGTTGGCGGCGTGGAGCTCGCAGATCAATGTTCCGCAATCACCCTCACGCTCGGGCAGGCGTCGCTCGATGCGACCGCGTTTGGCGATGGTGGCTCGCGCATGGCCGGCGGTCTGCAGACCGTGGACGGCACGATGACGCTTTATGTGGATTACGGCGCATCAGCCGTCGAGACGACGATCCATGGCGAAGTTGGCCAGGGCGACACGACCATCGTGGTCAAGAAGGACAGCGGCGCCATCGCCGCAGACAATCCCGAGTGGACGATCAGCAATACCATGATCGCCGACTACCCTGTGACCTACACCGTGGGCGAGCTGCAGGTGATGGAAGTCAGCTTCACCGGCGGTACTTGGGTGCGCGATATCACGCCGTAACCGATAGGCAAGGGGGAACAGCATGGCCGAGGGAACAGCGGTACAGGGAAACATCCGTTTCTCAACGGCAGACGGCGAATGGGTCGTGGACATTGCCAGCATCAAGAACACAATCGCATTCGAACGCCATTTCGACATTTCGGCCCAAGTGCTGCAAATGTCACCACGGCTCGAATATGTCGCTTTCATGGCCTGGTCTGCGGCCCGTTCTGCCGAGCTGCCTGTGGCAGACACGTTTGACGGGTTTCTCGATGAAGTCGTGGACCTCGAAGTGGTGGAAGGCGAGGGCGACCGAGACGCAAACCCTACGGCCGGGGATCAGTAAGCAGGGCGCTGGCCGTCGTGCTGGTGGAAACCGGCTTCTGGCCCCCGGGTGTAGATTTCACGATGAAAGACCTCAATACGGTCTTCGACGTAATGAAGGAGCGCGGATAGCGTGCCGGTAGGGGTTCACACCGAAGTCGTGGGCGTCAAGGAGACAATCAAGGCCCTGCGGCGAGTGGACCCCGAATTTCGCAAGGAATTCAACCGGGCAGCGAAAGCAATCGTCGCGCCGATGGTGGCCGAGGCAAAGGGCCTCTACCCCCAGCTGCCGCTTTCCGGAATGGCCCGCTCATGGACGCCCAAGGCCTATTCGATATTCCCTTGGCAGGCCTCAAAGGTCCGTTCCGGCGTGAAAGTCAAGACCAGCACGCGCCGAGACAAGAATTCCGTCTTGTACGTCAGTCAGGGCGACCCCGCCGGCATCCTGTTCGAGACTGTCACGACCGGGAACAGGCTGGGGCAGAACATTCGAGCCCGTTCTGATCGCGTCCTGTGGCCGACCGCCGACCGGCACGCACCACAGATTCAGGCCGGCGTCGCGCTCCTGGTCAAGAAGGCCGAAAAGACCGTGCAATGGATGGTTGATTAGTGGCGATCACAATCCCCATCCTCACGGATTTCAATGGGCGCGGCATTGATCGCGGCGTCAAGGAATTCCAGCAGCTCGAAGGCAAGGGCGCGAAAGCCGGCCTTGCCATCCGTAAGGCTTTCCTGCCGGCGGTCGCAGTCCTGGGCGGCATCGCGCTCATGGCCAAGCAGGGCGTGGCCGGCGTCATGGAGGACGAGGCCGCTGTCGCAAACCTCGAAGCCACGCTCAAGAGCACCGGGAACGCGGTGAACACCACCTCAAAGGGCTTCTTTGAGTTCGCCAATCAGCTTCAGGACACCACCGGGGAGAGCGCGGCGCTCATCACCCAGGGCGGCGCGATGCTGGCGACCTTCAAAAAGGTCAGGAACGAAACGGGGCAGGGAAACCGGATCTTTGATCGCGCCACGGTCGCAGCCCTTGACCTTTCTAAGAAGGGTTTCGGATCTCTCGAATCATCGAACAAGATGCTGGGCAAGGCGCTGAACGATCCCATCAAGGGCATCGCGGCGCTGGGCCGCGCCGGCGTCACGTTCACGGAAGAGCAGAAAAAGACCATCAAGAGCCTGGTTGAAACGGGCGACACGCTGGGCGCTCAAAAGATCATCCTCAAGGAAGTCGAGGATCAGGTAGGCGGCACAGCGAAGGCGATGGGCGAGACCACCCAGGGGCAGCTCGAGCGCGGGCGCCGTTCCTTCGAAGAGCTTCAAAAGACTCTGGCCATCGCCCTCATTCCCGTTATTGAGGTTGCGGCGAGCGTATTCAGAAGCCTCACCGGCTGGATGCGCGAGAATCAGGGACTGGTGAAGGTTCTCATAGGGGTGTTCGGGGGGCTTGCCGCTGCCATTGTGGCCGTCAATGCGGTGATGAAGGTGATGGGGACGATTGGCCTGCTGACAAACCCCATCGGCCTTGTGGTGGTCGGCGTTGCGGCGCTGACAGCCGGAATCATCCTGCTGTGGAAAAAGTCGGAAACCTTCCGGCGAGTGGTCGAGGGCGTATGGAACGCCATCAAGGCCGTGGTGTCCGTGGTGGTCAATTACTTCAAGGGGCCTGTGATGGCCGCATGGGACGTAATCAAGGGCGCAATCGACGCTATCAGCGCTCTGATCGAGGGCGATTTTTCCGGCGCCTGGGACGCCTTGAAGCGCGCCGCCGGCGGCGTCATTGACTGGCTCAAGAGCACTCTGCTGGCGCTGCCTCTCACCATTGTGGGGCTGGCGGTCGACATCGGCGCGGCGCTCGTAACAGGCATTGTGAATGGCGCCGCCGATCTGGCGACAAAGGTATGGGACGGAATCAAGGCTATGCCAAGTGCGCTTCTCAACCTCGTCGGGGG